TTTGTTCCGAAATGTGCAACAAATGTTACGCATTGAACTGTGGCAAGGTGACGATTATCGTGAAATTGGTGCCGCTGAATGTCGTATCAAACTCAATGATGTGTCATCTCTTTCATCAGCAAGTATTTTTCTTTCTCCCGGCAATGGTAGTGTAGCAACGCTCGCACAAGGCACGGGAACAGGACAGTGGCGTGATGATTTTGATGCCACCACCGTTGCTCAAAACCTTGCTGACCTCATTAACAAGGAAGACAGGGTGGACAAGACGGCTGTAGAATTTTCACCAGCATTTATTTTAGAAGGTTCGTCATCTAATGTAGCAGTTCATAACGAATTTTTAGCCTCCGCCAACAGTGACCTTGGTACTGGTGTGGTGAAGGTTACTTCCATGCGACCTGTCAAGGCTGGTGAGGTTTGTAGTATCGTTACCACTTCAAGTAATATAGAACTTGACCAAGTGCAAAACAACAGCACCACCTTTTCAAGTCTTGACAGCACTACAATCAATGTAGCATCAACAGAAGGATTCGTAAATGCTGGTGTGGCTATTGATGCAAGTGGCAATGTGTTTCGCTACACAGGTAAAACGGCTACCTCTTTTACAGGCTGTGTTGCTGTCACTGGCAGTTTGGATGCAATCACTGGTACGATTACACAGAAGTCCTTCCTTGTTGACCTACAAGGTGGTAGCGGTAGTGGCGATGTGGGTCGTCTGCGAGACTGGTGGATTGACCATGAAATGGGCATCGTGTACTTCAACAACTCCTATCCGTTCTTTGAGTGGAACGCCATCAAGGTGGCTTACATTTATGGTGAGCGATATGTGGAGAAAGCCATTGAGGACATCTGCACAAAGATGGTAGCCATTGAATTATTGATGGCTGACGACCGTAGCGTGCTGATTCCCGAAGGCACACAGAACATTGACCTCGCCAGCAAGGTGCAACTATACCAAGCAGAGATTGAACGAACACTACCAAAGTACATTGAGATGGTGGTGTTTGAGTGAATCAGCGTGACTTCAACAAACAAGGTGAAACAATTCATCAGCGTATGATTGAAGAGGTTTTCAAAAAAGACAAGCAAATGCAGGCGCAGTTTCGTGAGCAATTTACGACACAACCTGCCGCTTTCCGTGAACAAATGGAGCGTATTGAGGCTGGTGCTAAGGGCTTCACCATGCAAGACGGCGTGGCCATCAATAACAAGACTGGCGAGCCAGCCAGTGAGGTAGAGAACAAACTCATTCAAGACGCTACGGACAAGGCCATGATGCGTCAAAACCCCGACCTTGAGCGGTACAACATGCGCCACGACAACGGTTTCTTTATCCCCATTGACTTCAAGAAAATCATTGAGAAGGAGGGGCTGTGATGGTCGCTACATGGACAGAAGGGCTGGACGCTCTCATCAACCTCTTTCAGTCCGATTGGAACCGTGGAAACACCAGCAACTACCGCCCTGTCGTGCTTGACATTGCAGATACTTCAGCCGAGAAAGGAAAGCGTCTTGACTTGGACAAACACGATTATGTCCTGCTGTATGAAACAGCCCATAACGAAGAAGCACCCGAACTATTTTACGACTTTGTAACGACACGCATAAATATCACGGTTGATGTCCGTACAGTTAAGGGGCGTAAGCATTTACAGGCTCTTGAAAACGAAATTCGGAGGGTGATACATACAAAGAGGAAAGGCGACGGTACAAACTTTGACCGACTCGTGTTCAAAACCCGCACCGATTTAAGCGACCGAAGCAAATTCCTTTTCCGTATGACCTTTCAAATTGAAGTCGTGATTTTAGCGGAACTGATACCATAGGTGAACAAGAATGCCATCAACAGTGTACAAGGGCGATTTGGCGGAGGTTTCTTTCGCTCCCGAAGTTGGAATAAGTATCGTATGTGCTTCGGGCAGTGATGGAACATTTGTCCTTTCACACCCCGCCGCTGGCGACCACTCAAAATTGGTGTTCACAGGTGCAAACGCCGTGTTGTTTGACACCAATGATTTGCGATACCCCGATGGAATGCTGGTTGGCTCTCAAGTGAAGTTCACCCGAAGTTCGGGAACCGCTATTGAAAATGGCGACTTAGACCGTGTGTTCACCATCGTGGGCAATGACGGGCCAAACTTGTACTTGTCTCCTAAAATGCTCACAGGAGCAGGCACGATTGACGATGCAAATGTTTCTCTTCACATTCTTCCTTACAAAACCCCTCCTCTTGATTCAGCAATGACACAAGGTGCTAACAGCGAATCTGTTTTGACTGACCAATTCCTTGGTATCGCTAACGCTCTTACCCTCCCCGAAACCAAAATGGACTTGAAGCGATTCCATGTTGTTGGTCTTGGCCGAGATACCAGCGTGCAAGTGCCGGGTAAGTTCATCACCGAAGGTGGCTCGTTTGAGGTTGCTATGCACAGTGCCCGATGGCTCAAGTATTGTCTCGGTGGTGAAGTTGTGACCAACGGTACTACTTCCGATGTCAATACCACCACTGCCGCAGATACGGAAGAAGGACAAAGTTTCATTACAGTTGCATCAGCAAGTGGATTTGCAAAGAATGAATATGTCATCATTCAAGACATAACTTATGTTCCAGTAACAACCACTCATGATGCTGACATCAGTGATGCCGCTTTGCAGTGGGATGGTACTTTCACCGATACCCGATTTGACACGGCTCTTCGCAGTGAGGCTCGCCGCATTATCGGCGTTGATGGAACCAAGATTTACTTGGATGAACCTCTTCAATACCCACACGCTTCCGGCTCAACAGTGCAACTGAGAGAGTACGGCACAAACGCCGCCGCACGAAACTCCCCACTTGTTACCGTGTCGGGTAGCACAGCAACGATTACCGATGCACAAACCCACCTTCTCTTCACCAACACCTATCAGCCATCATTCAGCCTTGAGGTGTCGCAACGCCGCCGAAATGTGGACTCCAACGAAGGGGCCGTTGATGGTGGCCCTACTGACTCAAAGGAACTAACCCGTGTTTTCCGTGGATGCAAAGTCACTGACTTCACCATGACTACGGACAACGATGCCGCTCTTCGTTTGGCCGTGAACTTCAACGCCGCTTTGTGCTACACAGATACGGCTCGTTTGAACGGTAACCCTTCAAAATATGCCGCTCGTCGTATGTTTGACGATACTGCCAACACGGACACCAACAGATACATTTCGGGTATTGCGCCCTGCACTCAAAAGCCATTCATGTTTTACAATGGCACCATCAACATGGCAGGTGTCCAAGTTGCTCAAGTGTTGAACTTCAACCTAACTGGACAAACTGGTATGCAGGCTTTCCACACTATCGGAGGTCAAAGTAGCATCAATTCCGCTACTGAGCAAGTTCCATTCGGTGGTTCTCGTAACACGAACATTATGGTTGAGGGTCAAACATCTTATGAGATGACCATGGAAATTGGTGTGGATGACCCCTTGTTCTTCCACAAAATGCGCTCGGCTACCGAGTTCAACGGTAGCAAAGAAGGAAGTGCTGACAATCAAATTCGCATTGACTTTGAGAAGACGACCACTACTGGTGAAACTGAGCGCATGATGCTCATTATTGATGACTATTACATCATTGAAGCCCCACTGCAAATTCCCGAAGACAAGGGTATGGTGAAGTCCACACTCAAAATCATGCCAAAGACTATCAAGGTTATTGCACGGGATACCATCATCAAATACTGAGGTGAAAGCATGAAAAAGTCACTACAACAATACCGCCGTCTTGGAGCACTCGGATATGCCCGTTGGGTGTGCGAGGCTAACGGTGTGGAGTTTGACGATGAAATGGCTTCGCTGTTAGACAACCACGCCATCCACGCCTGTGTGGAGGGTAAGATGGCTCCTGTGCCTGCTCCTGCTAACGAACCAGCACCGCTGGTAGAAGAAGAGGTCGTCAACCCCTTCCCGGCTGACATTCAAGAATACGATTCATTGACCGTCGCAGAACTGCGTGCGCTTTGCAAAGAGCGTGGCCTGCCTGTGTACGGCACCAAGGCTGAAATCATCCTGCGCCTCAAGCAGAATGACGAAGGTATCATTCCCGAAGAAGACCCCGAAAGCCCTGCTGAAGAAGCGGCCCTTGAAGGTGATTCGGAAGCCCCTACCGAAGAGGTAGCCGCATCCAATGGAGAGGAAACAAATGAAAAAGACAGTGGTAACCAACAAGAGCCTATTATTGAAGAATGACGATACGACCAAGCATGTGATTGGGATTGACCCCGAAAATGAATCACAGGTCATTGAGGTATGGGTACGAGATATATCCTTCCTTGACATTCAAGCCGCCGCACAAAAAATGCTTCGTGTGGAAAAAGGCGATGTAACTCTTGATTTGGCAGGCTACTGGGAACATGCTTTCTCACATTGGATTACCAAGACCAACCCCAGTTTAACTACTGATGAATTACTTTCCCTCAAAGGACATGTTGGAGAACAGGTCTGCAAGGTGCTACCACAACCACAAGAGTTGGCGGAGGCACTACAAGGGGGGTTTACCAAGCCGACCGAGTGAGGGTAGAGAGTTTCCTTAAGAAAGACAAGTATAATGCGATAGAAGATTTTAGCACACAAATAGAATTGTGGGCTTATATTATCGCAAAACACTTTAGTATTTCGTTGCTGGAAGTTTACTCAATGCCCCCTCACTTATTCAAGCAATCGCTTGTTTGGGCTATGGTATCAACCGAAGAGAACAATAAGGAGATTGAGCGTAAGAAACAACAGGCCAAAGCCGGAGATAGGGAAGTTGTACCATTGGATTATTCGTTTTTAGATTGGGAGTGAAAGAATGTCGCTAATTTCCATGATTTCGTCCATGTCCAGCATGGTGTCGCAAATTGGGCCGGGTTTCAAAGCGGCTGGAACGATGGCGATTGAGGCTTTCAAAAGTGTCATTAAATGGTTCAAGGACAATGTGATAAAACCAATAAACGACAAATTGGACGCTATCTCGTGGGATTCTATCAAGACAAAAGCCGAAGAAGCGTGGACGGCTATCAAAACCAAAACCGATGAGGTACTTGGTGCCTTATGGGACTTGTTGCCCGCCATGCCCGAAGCCCTCACATGGGACTACTACTTTGGGGAGGGTGGAGTCTTTGACTGGGATTTGGACTGGGACAGTTGGTTTGACTTTGACTTGCCCGACGAATTGACCTACGACCACTACTTTGGTGAAGGCGGTGTCTTTGATTGGGACTTTGATTGGGATGGATGGTTTGACTTTGAACTGCCGGATGAACTGACCTATGACCATTACTTCGGTGAGGGCGGTGTTTTTGACTGGGACATAAATTACGATGCCCTGTTTGATTTCTCACTGCCCGACGAGTTGACCTACGACCATTACTTTGGTGAGGGAGGAGTGTTTGATTGGGACATCAATTGGAGTGGTTTGTTTGACTTCTCACTTCCCGATGAACTCACTTACTCTTACTGGTTTGGTGAAGGTGGAGTCTTTGATTGGGATTTGTCAAGCGTGCTTGATTTTGACGCATGGACTGACTTGCTACCCGATTGGAGTTGGAGCGACATCATCCCCGATAACCTCAAGGATTTCTTTTCAATGGACACTCTTGAAACCACTTTCACCGGCATTACAGACGCTATAGGGAGTCTTGCTGGTACTCTTATTGAACCTGTACGAACAGGTATTAACGATTTGTTAATTGATAATTTGAACAGCATTACTGGGTACGATTTACCAGTGATTGGAAGTATTCGTTCTATCACCGGGTTTGCAAAAGTTCCTCACCTTGCTAAAGGTGGTATCGTGAACAAACCCACACTCGCCATGATTGGTGAGGACGGCCCGGAGGCTGTCGTTCCGCTTACTCAACGCAATAATCCAAGTGGTGCTGGTATGGGCGGGGGCACCTTCAACATCACTGTCAACGCTGGCGGCATCACTGACCGCACGGACAAGCGTACACTGGCCCGTGAGATTGGCAACATGATTCAGCAAGAGATGGCCCGCAACATCGGCGGCACCACCATGAGAGGGCGGTACTGATGGGCACGCCAATTCGCCTTGTACGCAACGATGGCGGCATCATTGAGTTGATGGCTACCACCCTCACCATGAATGTGGATAGGGGCGTTACGCCCCTTCCTATGCCCTTTGCTGGCGGCTCTCGTTTTGCCTTTGACCTCAACCTCCCCAAAGCCCTCATCACCATTGAAGGTGTGATGACTGATGATGACTTGCTGAACATTGGTGAATTGCAACAGGAGGCTTCTGCTGTAGTTGATTTTTATAGGGTATATACCAACGATGCTGAGGAAACCTCTCGTTTTGATGGCACTGGGAATATGACCCGTATCACTACCGGCGTTACCATTGATGATGTTACAACTGCTACTCACGCAATTCGTCTTAACAATATAACATATGTGTGGATTGCAAGCCACAGCACACTCACAGAAGGCTTGTCGGGAGGGCGTTATTTCATCACAGGATTTGATGGAAGTAGTTTCCGTAGTGCAAGTCAATTGGCTACAAGTTTGAATACATTGATTGCTACACACGGTGTTACAATGGGATTATCGTCCACGCTTATCAATTCTCCAATTGACAACACATCAAATGTCGCTGTGGAAATTACGCATATCGGTTTAGGGGCATCGGGTAATGGTAACCACCCGTCATTTGATTTTTGGCCTTCGGCGTTGTACAAACCGAACCACATTCTTTTCAGTGGTGGTCGTAATTCTTCAGCCGTAAACAACAAAAGTGCGGGAGATAAAGTGGCTGAGTTGTTTGCTGTGCTAAATAACAGTAATAACGGTGGTGGAGGTGCATTACTTTCCGCTGGCTTAGTGTCGGGAGCAGGCGCACTTGTAGCGGGGCCACTGGGTGCGATAGCCACTGCTGGTGCAATGGGATTACTCCACAGTACCAAGTACGGTGATTATATTATCGCCATTCAAATCCCATTTTCGTCCAAAGTAAATGACCGTGAATCTCTTTTTTACATGCCTACGGGTGCTTTTAAAGAAATAAAGGACAAAACTGCTGATAAAGCACTTGCGACAGGTACCCAATTCAAACCCTATGATTCCGAATATACGGGCATTAAAGGTAGTGTAGCCAACGCTACATTTGTTCAACTTGGTGGTGAGCCGCTTTATTCGTACACCATCAACTTCGCACCGATTGACTGGATATTTTGAGGTGAAAGGATGGTTGCAATCGGTCGTAGTAGTCACGCTTTCTTCTTTGATGGCGTGAGCGATTCGGTCATTATTCCTCAAGGTCGCTTCAAAAGGACGGGTGTAAAGGATGCTGATGGTAACAAACTGATGACCAAGACGCTACAGGGTAGCGGCGACATCGTTTCAATTAACAACAAAACAACGGCTGATTTTGTCATTGAGGCGTGGGTTGTACCCGACTGTGGAGGTATCATCGCTCACCGAGATGGACAGTTCACGCTTGAAATGGGAACGGTGGACACTCCCGGCCCTGCCGTGTTTAGCGTTAGCGTGGAGTCCATCGCAGGCCCATCGGTATTCCGCTTGGCCACAGCCTACGATGCGTCCACCCGATGGGACGGTATCGTGTACCCACAGCAAGAACACGGCGGCATTCACGATTCATACAACCGTTACGACACAAGCAACTACGGTGATGCTACGAATCTTAATTTCAACAACCGACCGTTGTACCATGTCGTGGCTGGTATTCAAAAGAACCGTGTTTTCTTAGCCGTGAACGGTGAGATTGTCTCCGAGCAAGACATCCCGCCCGAAACTCGCCTTGCTCGCTCCACTGAGCATGTGTACCTCGGTGGTAAGGGCGGTGAGTTCCGTGGTGCAATTGAAGCCATTCACTTCTCAAATGAGTTTGATGAGAATATGCTACAGCCGTCCATGGCGGTGAAGGGGCAGACCACCTCGGCTTTGTTCCGCTTTGAAGAGCCGATTGATGTCGTGCAAGAGTCTTACGAGTTCACCGCCTACACCGTAACCGATGCCAGCACCACAACGCTAACCATGACGGCGGCTGACGCACAGGCTCTCATCGCTCGGTTGACTGGTAAGGCATACGATTCGGATAACCCCACTGC